ATCTTGCGGAGTAGCTCGGTCGCCTCGTTGTAGTTAAGGATGTCCTCGATCTTGTCAGTGGCGAAATCAATTGCCATGTTTCGCCATCCGACAAGGCATCGCTCGAGCTGGGCAATCGTCGCATCAAAGACCTGGGAAACGGTGACTCCGTCGACGTGTAGCATGTCTATCGCCTCCATGATCTTTCGCTGGCCTCGCATCGACTGCGACTTGACCAGGAAAACAGGACGGGTTGCGATCGGTTTGTCTTTGTCGATCTCTAGCGAGACCTCAAAAGTCTGATCGGGTTCAAGAAAAATAGGCATCATCCCCTCCAAGGATTGAAAACTAGGTTGCAGCCGTGAACGTCATCGATACCTCTTGATCGGCGGTCGATCCGTTTCGGTTGCATTGCCAGGTGATGTCGTCGACCACCATCCGCTCTCGATCTCCCTCAGAGATAGAGGTGATTTGTGCTTTTGGTGCTGCGACGGTGATCTTGCTATTGGTTGGTCCGTCGATGTCAAACGTCAATGCGTGCTCGCTGAGATCAAGGAGTTTTCCATAGCGATCCTGGGTCGCGACAAGCTTCGATTCTGGGTTGCCCGTGATGGTGACCATCCGATTAGTGACGAGTGCGGCCTTGAATCCGGAAACGGTGCCAGAGTCCTCGCGGAGGATTACGGTGTTTCCGCTGTCGAGAACGAAGCTTTCGATAAACAGCTCGACGCTGTTCCATGTGGTCGTCGATGTCGCGAACCGGAGCGGCGAATCGGTGGAGTAGGTCGGAGTCAAGATGGCGGTGTCGGTCGGGTTGCTCCAAATCCCTGAAAACTCGAATTCCATGAAGGCGGTCTTGCCAGTTGGGCAGTTGAGCTTGAATGTGCCCATGCAGCCGGCGAGAAGCTTTCGCATGCCGTCGATGTAGACGCCCATTGTGAGCGTCTTAACGTTGGTTCCTGGTGCTTCGGATCGCGGCGTAAACACCTGACCGCTTTTGACCCATCCGCACGCCGGAAGGAATGTATCGGCCCACACAGGCTCGGTCGCGGTGCCGTCCCAGGACACGTCATGCTTAAATGTGATCTTTCCTTTGTAGCCACCAGGAACACTGGCTCGCATGCCAAACGACCCCTGGCCCTCTCGCTGTTCCATTTCGGTTTCGGTCTGAATCATGACGTCGTAAGCGTTGAACGTCGCATCGGCAGCGGCGAGAGTCTCGGCGGTTCCGGGAGTGGTTTCGATTTTGGCGGCGAGGACTCGTTTTCTCTTGAGCAATGTCATTTAGTTGGCTCCCAGGTCTGGAGATGTTCGGAGTTTGATTTTTCCCGCTGCGGCCAAGGTGACCTCGCGTAGTCGTCGTTTGATTTCGATGGGGAGTCGTTCGGCAGCGACTCGAGTAGCGGCCTGTGGAACCTGAGCCTTCACGAAGTAGTCGCCAGGACTCATGCCAAACATCTTCCGCATGTTGCGGCTGCCGTCGGCTCGCTGGTACACGTTTCCGCCCCATTGGCGGACAATGAATCCGTCGAGGATTGAGGTCCAGCCACCGCCAACTTCAGACTTGTAGCGAACTCCGGAGCGGATCCGCTTTCCCTTCTTGGTCTTTCCGTACTCGTACGCTTCCTGCCATCGAAGCGGGAATGGATGTCCCTTCCAGAGCTTGATCGAGACGCGTGCGTTGTCGGGTGTGGCGTTGTTCTTACGGATGACCGCCTTCTTGAGTGTGGCGGCTTTTGTGTACGACTTGGAAGTGTTTTTGTTGGTCGAGTGGAGTTTGAAGTTGACGATTTTTCCAAGTCGCTTCGCAGCCTCGACGCCAACGCTTTTTGCGGTTCGGTTGACGGCGGTGGCGAGATGGCGATTGAGATGTCCGCCAAAATCACCCAAGCTTTTCTTGAGCTCGGCAAGTGCGTTCTGGTCGACGTCGATCTGAAAGCTAAAGTCGCTCATGCTCGCACCTCCGTTGGGTCGTCCTCGTCGGTGCGGTAGGTGATGGCAATCGGCACGTTAACGCCATCGATCCCACCATCCGCGGAAACGTACTCCGGGCTTTTCCATTGAGCATCGACTGCCAGTCCGCCAAAGGTGTGCCAGGTGGAGGAACCACTGCACACGGCTCGGACAACGTCGGCATGGAACATGTTGAGCATTTCGTCAATCGTTTCCGCTTGTCGCTCGCTGGGTAGGAGATGGCATCGGATCTGATAGGTTTGGCGGTATGCAGTGGCAGGCGGATTGCCTGGTCGCATCAATTCTTCGACGATCTCAGGCTGTCCTTGAACCAGAACAATCTGGCGGTCGCGTGGTGTCCAATCGATGGATCGCGTAGGACGGATGACCTCGCAAACGTCGATCGGATAGGTGGCGGTGTCTCCAATCATCGCTTCGAGTCGCCCCTTTAGGACCAGTGATATTTGTTCGTTGAGTGCTAGCGGCATTCGAGAACCAACATCCCCTCGTCGTGCGACATGAGCTTGGTGATCGTGCGTCGTTCTGGTTTGCGTCCGACTCGGACGGCGAACGCGATTGCGTCGCCGCCCAGGTCGAGTTCTTCGCTAGAGATGCCTTCGGTGATGTCGTTGGAGACGTGGACCTCAAAGACTGGCGTGATGGTGTCGCTGTCCTCGGGAAGGATCGCTAATGCGTCACGAACCACAACGGCATTGATGGATCTCGCCTTGCCTGTTCGCTTGTAATAGACGACAGGCTCGGCGAAATCGTTGACGCTCGTAAATAGGCTCGTGGCATCGTCTTTAATGACATCGTGCAAGGTCATCGGTTATCGCTTGCACTCCACGGCAACGTAGTCGATGGTGACGCTGTTGACGTTGGTCGATGCAGTTTTGCTGATCTGCACGAATGGCTGAAGCGATGATGTCGCAGCGGCCATTGTGAATGTCGTCGATGACGCAACACGCTGGCCGTCGACGTAAAACTTGACGTCGGACTTGCCGCCAGTGAAGTCGATGACGAACTCGCGGTACGTGGCGACGAGCGATAGGCCAGTTGCCTTATCGTCGTTGTCGGTCGTTCCGTCGTCGGACTCGCAAACGATCGCGTTTGATCCAGCAAGCTTGAATTGAGCATTGTTGGCAGTCGCGTCGGTGTCGTCGTTGCGTGCCGACTGCAAGCCGAACGCCAAGGTTGTCGCAGCGTTGAGCGTCGCAACGGTTTTGACGATGAAGATCGCTCGCTGGATGTTGTCGATGTCGAAGCAAAGCTTGTCACCGAAATCCAAGCAAACGTTCTGAACTTCGTTAGCACTGTCAAAAGTCAGTGCAATCTCTCCGGTCGCCGATGGGCTGACCGATGCATAGGTTGGAGTGCCGCTCGACGAGGTGTCGGTAACCTTCCAGTTGCCTTCACCGACCGTTGCGGTAAACGTTCTTCCGCCGAAGAAGTCATCTTCGAATTTCGCGTGGTTCACGAATCCCATTTTTCTTTATTCCCGTTTATTGATGTGGTTTTGGTTGTCAACATGCCCCTGAGCCGATAAGCCCAGGGGCGAAGATTGTCAGCTAAGACTAGGTGCGGTTTCCGAAGATACCGCGGTGATCGATGACGGCAGCAGCCATCGTTTGACGCACGTAGTAGTGGTAGGTGTCGTTGTCCTTGTTCCATTCGCTTTCAAGAACTGGGGACTCTTCACCGTTGAGGAAGGTGATTTCCACGGTGTCGATCTGCGAGTTGTCGGCGATCGCATACCAATTGGTCGCACTGTTCGCATCGAGCAACGCGGTCGAAACGACTTGGAGCGGTCGAACGCCGTTCACTCCGTAGATGTTGACAACGCCTTCGTTGCCGTTGCTCTGTGCGTACGAGGCACTGTTGACCAACTCCAATGCGGTCGAAGCGTAGGCTTGCGGAACGAGAAGCGTTCGTGGGCTGAGGTCCAAGTAGACGTCGCTGCTCAAACCCTTTTGCAGTGCCATCAACTTAAACGCTTCATTGAGCGTGGTGACGCTTGGTGCAGCAACGGACGTTGCAGTGATGTTCGTGCCGCTGGTGTGCGACGCCGAGAACAATGCAAAACCGTCAGCCATCGTTGGGTTGGCGAGCAGGGCGTCGTAGACGACCTTCTCTTGGGTTCGGCGAGCTGCGTTTCCGTGCATGGCTGGGATTCGCGACAGTGCGTCGAGATCGTCGTTGATGACGGTTTCCCAGGTGACGGAAAACTTCTTGCCGAACTTCTCAACCTTGTACGATCGCTTGGAATCGCTGATTGATCCCTCTGGGTACGGTGCCCCTTCGGGAACCATTTCCAAGTTTGGCGATTCGCCAAGCTGGATGCGGTTGATGTTCTTGAAGTCCTCGACCGATTGAGCTTGGCGAGCCCAAAGCGACCAGGTGTACGGTGCCTCTTCGTAGGCGGCTCGCAACGTCTTTGTTGCTGCGTCGAGCAACAGGTTGGCAAACGATCCGCTGGTGTGGTACGCTTCAACCGAACGTCGAACGTTGAGACGGTTGAAGGTGGGCTCGTGACCCATCGCCATCCGTGCGACGTCTTGGCGAGTGTATCGCTCAGGATTGATTCCCATTCGGCGAACGCAAAGTTCGGCCAAACGGTAAACGCCCAGGTTGCGGAATTGCTCCGATCCTTGGACTTGTGGTGCCTGTCGCTTGACTTGTCCTTGGAAACATCGCTGGACGAGGCCAGCGGATGCGACTTCCATAAACTTGTCTTGCTCGGACACGGTGACTGCAATGCTGGAGCCTTCGATGGCTCCGCTTCCCAATGGTGTTTGAGCCATTCTTCGAATAATCTCCTGTCGGGCATCTGCAACAGAAACGTTGTCATCGATGAGCTTGTCTGCGAGTGCCCGATCTTGTCTCGCGAGCTTCACGTCATTGATGATGGTTTGGCGGCGGATCTTTTCGGCAGCGAGTTGGCGTGCAACCTCGGCCTTGACCGCTTCTTCTTGAGATGGTGCAGCGGCGACCATTTCGGCATCCGCTCGAACCGCTTCGCCCTCCATTGGTTTGTCTTCATACATCGATTCGATCTCTGGCATCTCTGGTGCCTCGATCGCTTCCGAGCCGGCTGCACCAGCAAGAAACGTGATGATTTGAACTGGATCGGTCATACCTTCCGGCACGCCGAGTTTTTGAACTGCGGCCATGAGTGCCTCGTCCATTCTCGTAATCCCTTCCCGGTCGCTAGACCGACGAACAGTGGAATTTGGATCTGCACCCGTTGCACAGATCGACGCGTTGTGTGGCTCCCAAGCGGTGACAATCTCCGCTGGTCCATCTATCACGTTCCCACTCGGAGTCGTGTATCGTTGACCCTCTGGCACGTACTGTCGTGCGAGGACTTGTGCATCAATGCTGAAGTCGTTGAGGTGTCCCTCGTTGTATCTGGTCGCAATCTTTTGGCTTTCGTCGTCGCTCGCGAACTCGGGGAGTCCAACGAGTGCATCGCCCTCGATCTTGATAGATCGGATGGAACCAAAGACATTGCGAACGGTTTGATCGTTGTGGCTGTCGACAATCGGAAGCTGATTGCGGTTCTGACGAAATCGAACGCCATCCATCAAGAGCACCTGAGCGACCCATTGACGCCTGAGTTCGTCGTAGACCATGACGGGTGTCTCGGTGGCGATGACTGCCTTTCCGTCTTTGATCTGTCCAAATTGACGCTGGATGCTGGTTGCTGGCTCTGGCTTGTGGATGGCTTGTGCAATCTTCTTGCGTCGCTTGGCGTTGATTTCTGCGAGTGTCACTGTGTCACCTCGTCGGGAAGTGTGTCTACGGATCCGTCCTTGGCGTCATCAATCAACGCTTGTGCGTTGGTTTCGTTCATGCCGATCGATGACAAGAACACTTTGGCGGTCGCTTCGCCGATCACTCCGTTGGCAAGGTCGTCGAGCGTTTTGGCGATGGCTTTGCGGTTGCGGTTGAACTGAAGCGTTGAGAGTCCCATCATTTCGCCGCTTCCAGTGGGTGCGGGTTCGGAGGATGCTTGGCCCATCGCTGATTGAGCGGCTGAGACTTCGACCTGCTGCTGCTGGAGCGTCTTGAGCCCGAGCTGCTCCATGAGTCGCCGCTCCTTGGCCTGTTGATAAAAAACGGATCGCCATGACTTGCCACGCTGACCGAGCTCGGTCTGGTACGTGCTCATGAAGTTCTCGATCGCATCCTTGGCTGCGGCCTGTTCGGATTGAGGATCTACCCATTCCCATTCAGGTGTCTGCCACTCCACCGGAACGGCTCTGCGACGATCACTTAGCAGATCGGCGGAGGAGGGGAACGCCGGGAGGGAGCTGAGTGCCGCGGCGTCGCAAAACGCGTCCCAGGTGGGTTGGAGGAAGTGCCGAATGAGGTACTGCTGCCAGCATCGGAATCGACGACGATCCTCAAGCTGGCTGGTTCTGGACGAGCTGTAGGATGTTTGGCTGTAGTCGCGAGCGACCGTCTCGTAGGACAGTCCAGTTCCAACCGCGATGCCTCGGAGGATGAGAGCGATCCACGGTTCTGCTCCAGCAGTCGGTCGGCCTGGGTTGATCCCTTCGACCGATTCGCCTGGCGACAATCGCACGATCTGACCTGGTTCGAGGTAGTCGAGCTTGTTCCCGGCTGCGTCGACTGAATCTCCACCATCAGGATCGGACAGCGATCCGATGGGTGTTTCGGTCTTGATGGCGACGGTAAAGCAAGATGCAACCGCGGAGGCTTGGAGTTCGTTGTCGACGTAGGTGCCGAGGTCGCGAATCCAGCTCAGTGCCGGTGCAAACCATGACACGCCTCGGGTCTGGCCGATTCGATCGTGGCGGTACAGGTGCAGGATCTCATTGGCTGGGATTCGCTCGGGTGTCCTGGTGAATGACCAAGGCTGAAGCGGGTGATCTTTGTAGATCCATTAGGCAACGGGTCGGCCAAGATCGTCGAGTTCGACGCCTCGGACGATGTGGTTCCCAGTGGAGTTGTCGAGGTGTGCCGCGTAGTTGTCCTTGTCGCCGGCAAGTCGATCCGCCTCGATCAGTTCGAGTGCCAATGGGACTGGCCGATAGATGCCTCGGTATTCGCTCGATGGAAGTCGGACTATGCGAATCAGCACTTCGCCAGCTTCGACCATTTCACGCTGTGCCAGCGACTGCATCTCGTCGAGCGTGTACTGGCCGTTGATCTCGCAGACCTCAGCCCACTCGGCCCAAATCTTGTCTCGCTCGTCGTTGAG